CAGTAGGTGGACAGAATGTTAATGAAAGCCTTAGAACTGCTGCACCGGATGTACCACAGGATGTAAAGAGACCTGCACCTACAGGAGGCCAAACTTTAAATAGACCTGAGACTCCTACTCCTAAAACTGAACGTAAAGCACCAGAGACTTCATCGTTAAGATATAATTTTGATGAAGCAGCCTTTGTTGCCGAGGTTCGTGAAAAAGAATTTGGTGCTGCCCTTGTTTCTGATGATTATATTCTAAGTGAACTTAGAAACGGATTCAAAAACACTCCAGGTGTATCATATAAAAATGGTGTTCTTACTGTTAACGATCCAAAGTCTCCTGCGATTCAGCAGGTTTTACAAGACATGAAAAACCATAATTTTGACTCTTCAAAATTTCTTCATGAAATTAAAGAAAAAACATCTGATAGAGGCAACACAACAGAAACCCCAGAAACTAAGGCTGTAAGTGAGCAGACTATAAACAGTCCTACGGCCACACCTGAAACAAATATAAAGGTTGCGGATGCATCACCTAAAGAAATAGAACAAAGTGTCATTTCTCACCCTGTAATGACCAATGAAAAAGGTGGAGAAAATAAGACACAGACAGACCAAATATCGGCCATGCCAATAGGTGGAATAAAAAGTGATAATTCGGTCGTCGTAGATGCTAATCAAAAACCTCTTTTCACCATGAATACGGAAAAAGAAGCGGCAGTTTATGATCCAACTAAGAGAAATGTTGATGTTATTCCTAAATCATCTACCATAGGAAAAACACCATCACCTCAGTCGAATATGCAATCTGAAATGGATATTTTAAGATCGGATATTATGAGTCTTAAAGAAGGCAAACAAAATCCAGCACAAGATATTACAAAAGGTAGTAAATCTCATATAACAGATAGAGATAGTGGAATGATTGAAAATATTATGAGTATGACCAAACATATATTTTTGGATCCGAGTGCTGCAAGAGCATACAGTCGTGCAAGATTTGTTGAAACTGGTGATTCTACAAATGATTTCCATCACAGTGGTGGAAATTCCAATATGAAGAACTAAAAAAGCCGGGGATTTCTCCCCGGCGATTGTCTTAGTCTTCTAGAAGATGTCGGAACTCGGCGAGATCAGGATCTTCATCCTCATCTACAACCGGAGCAGGAGCCCTCTTAGCAGGCTTTGAGTCTGTAAATGGAACATCATCTACAGTTTCGTTGAATGCCTTAGGTGCGGCAGCACGATATTCATCCGTAGTAGAGCGAACAGGTGCACCAGATAGACCCATAACATCATCCAAACGGCGCTTCAATTCATCATAGGACTTAAAGTTCTTACGATCAATAATGTCCTTTAATGAATACTCGCCCTTCCAGATTGACTCTAGTTCATCATCATTCTCATTCAATGGACCGGCAGTTAGAAACACCGACTCATCATAGTTAGGGAATGAAATGTTACGACCACCCATATTGACGTTCTGGCGTGTCATCTTCAACTTGAAGTTGGCACCCTTCCACAAATCAAAAGGATTGATACGTGGCTCTGACTCAAGGTCAGGGTTCATCATCTTGGTAATCTTGTCGAAAATCTTCTTGCCATACTTGAACAAGAAGACCTTACCCTCGTTTTCTGGATTCTTAGGATCACTCACCACATAGATGTTGGAGACATAATGCAGACGACGCTTCTGGTCACGGGCCTGCTTACGCTCTGGAGAGTTATCATCCTGTGTGGAGTTCCAGAGTTGTGAGTTGTATTCAGAAACAGGATCCTTTTCATCGAAAGTCGTTAGAGACTTTTCGATGTACCACTTACCTGTCACCTTGTTCTGGAAACCGTGGTCGAAATAGCGAACGAATGGCAGAGCATCATCACCATCGACTGCTGGACCAGGAAGAAAGCGAATAACTGCTAGAGCATTACCGGTCTTATCTGGTGTTGGCTTCCAATAGTTATCTGTGCTATCGTCCTTCTCGTAGGTGGGATTCTGTAGTTTATCAACTTCCTTGAGTAGGTTGTCAAACTTTGAGGATTGCTTCTTTAGATTTGAAAAGTTCATTGTATTTTCCTTGTATGTTCGTTGTATAGTTTCTTGTCCACATCATCATAATATAAGTTGGTATTATAACAGAGGAATCTCCCTCTGTCAAGTGATATTTAGTCATCAATGGAAACGCATTCAAACTTCCGTTCTTGTAATGTCTTGGCACCCCAATATGTCCTAGGGTTGCCACATAGAGAACAACCAGAATGGCAAGTCCATCCTTTCATTTTATGAAAGCGATGCTTTTGTTCTTCGTTGTTGTTATAACCCCATGTGAGGTTATTTGTCTTTCGGATAGAAAACTGGCGCTCAATGTGCCGTTGCTTCTGTTGAAACCGCTTCTGTCTCTTTTCTTTATCCAAGTATTATCTCCAAGAAATGTTCAGTCTCTTCATTTGGTGTAAAACTCAGGTCTGTTTCTCTTTCATAAATTTCTATATTCGTTACTCTATCACCATCGTATTTGTAAAAAACCTCATACCTCCCGTCAACCCATTCCTTTAATATGTCAGACGCATTGCCCTCTAGAGTTTTCATCTATACGCTCCTTGAGTATGAGTTTCATTTTCTCTCTATCATACTTTAGAAAGGGCCTATACTTGTGCATCTTTAGAGATACCTTAGGCCATATCACATCACCGTCATAGTATTTATCAAACTTTTGTCTGAACAGAATAAAGTCATTCATAATCACCATGGTCTCAATGCTAATACGACGTTGTAGATATAGAACAAGCACTCCGGGATATTGATTGGGATACGTTCTGAATGCCTCACATGATCCATTACGCAACACCATATCAACATCATTGGACACATTGTATGATAATGCCTGCCGGCGAGCCTGATATTTCACCAGATTGGCCGCAGCACTATCATCAAGCAAGTCTGTCACATATTGTTTGTCCTCAAGAATGTTGGCGATATAAAAATCCCTAAGAGTTTCAGGATCATATGTCTTCGCCAATTTTTCAAGGAACAATCGGTCGTTTCTTTTATCGTATGACTCTTTTGTTGCACGGAGTTTACCATGCATTTCAAAGAAGTCATACTTTGGACTTAGGAAGTGTGTTCGTAAGGCCAGAAACAACTGATATGCACCATATCCAGAAAAGTGTTTCATTAGATTATTCTATAGATCCTGTTCATAAAACCCATATCAAGATTTGAATACACATCCGCATCGTATATTTCCGATGGGTTTTCCATTTGTTGTATTCTATCATAGTTTATAAACTTTTTCAACTCTTTAAATGTAGAACTGGTAAAGAAAACATCTTTGCCTTGAATACTAAGGTCAAACAACATATTCCAGTTTTCCCATGCTTCATCTTCTGTGTTGAACACATGACAGGCAAATATAACATCAGGGTCTCCATCATTTTTGAAGTCATACGGTGGGCTATAGTTGCCAATGACCAACAATGCAGAACCAGGTATGGTTTGTGCTGATAATGACACATTCGTCAGTTTCAGGCCACACTGCTTAATTTGTATGTTCGTTAGTCCGAAATCCATGCTAATGGTCTTAAGAGATTTCTTATTAAAGAAGACGTGGTTTCTTCGTATAAAGTTTGCCATATTGAATGTGTGAAGGCCTTTCATAGAAGGTTCATCAAAGGTAAATAAACCTGAATAAGGGTCTATCAGATACCCTGATACCAATAAAGGGTACAGATTATTATAATTGTTTATGAGAAGATTATAATAAAGGTCTAATAGAGCCTTATCTGTATTGGTGTTATCAAAGAACACCTTGAATCTGCCCCTCCAAACATCTCTTGAAGGGACAGATTCGTCCAGTAGGTCATAAAAAGGAGTTAGATTGTATCTCATATTACTTTCGTGCTGTTTGTCCACACCTGTTTATGACTCATTCCATCTTGCTGTAGTAGATCATTCCACACGTCATCTCCGAGACGAGTTGGATTTATAGCAGGATGCTTCAAGGCATCTTCAAAAATATCTACACCCTTTTTATCAAGGATTTCGTCCATGATATCTTTTATAGTTCTGCTAGTTGTATTTACTGGATTGTCATCGTCCCACCAACCACGACCACGAAACTTATCCCTGCGCCATTGCTTGATCTTCATCTTGCGGTTCTGAGGAACCAGATGCCTGTTAGCAATAGCATCATAAGCACCACGGTTGATGTTTAGTTTACCCTCGTGATATGACACGGTGCAATGAACGAAGTCAAAGTCCTTTAGTAGATCCTGTCTTTTTAGATGGTCTGTCATAATATACTGAATGCCAGATTCCTTGTGTGTAGCGGTGCCAAAGACATGAGGATTATGATAGTTGTCATCCTCGTCAAGGTGAAATTGCACATTCCAGCGACCCTCTTTATAACGAAACAACGATGAAAAATAATCGTAATTGGGTGTAATCCAATTTTCCGAAGAAATGATATGGTGTTCACCCAAGATGAACACATCAATGTCGTTTATCTTCTCTTTATGAAAGATAGAAGCAAACACACCACCAGCAATCACAAATGACGGATGATTTCTGAAAGAGTGCTTTGTGAATTTGTCAGTGGCAGTTGGAGTAGAGACAATGTAATACTCGAATAGTTCTTTGGTTTTGATAAGGTCTTCAATCTCGTTTTTCATACGATAGATGTTTTCAATCTCCTTCTTGGAGAAAGTTTCTTTGTTTTCCATAATGTAGTTCCTTCTTATAGAGGAAGTTGTGAGGTGTTTGACTTTTTGAGATAGTGGAGGTTTTCGGCTTCTAGTTTGATCTTGGATTTGAGAACGCCGGAGATTAGTTTCGCTGCGGTTTCTAGTTCAAAACCTGTTGCTTCACAGTATTCAATCACGGCCTCTATATAAGGAATGTCTTTCATATAGACCAGTTCCTCAATCTCCATACTAAACTTTTGAATATCATCCGGCGTCATCATTATCAACCCTTGTTAGAGACGAACTTGTTTAGTTCCTCTGCCACTCGGACAACATCTTCATAGGTGACAACTGGATAGTCTGGAAAGTCAGGTATAGTGTCCCAACCTTTTCTATCGGCCTGTTCACGCACCATTTGAAATTCCTGTTCTTGTTTATTCCGTTGTACCCATACCCTATCGTTTTCGATTGACTGTGCTAATTTTAGCAGTTCTAGCCGGATTGTAAAGGGTGAATGTGCGTTATATGTGTCCATGATTTACTCCTGTGTGTTTGTGTGTTAAAGATGGTTTTTCTGTTTCTAGGAAAACCACCAAACCCAATGAGGTTACGCTGCTAGAGCGAACTCAAATGGTACATTGTCGTTTGCTGCACCTGCAATTTGCCTTTGGTCTCCTTGAACCCTTACTACACCAGTCGATCCTAGTTCGCCCCCATCAAAGATACACTCAAATACCATTATTCGCTTCACGGTAACTTCCTACAGGGGATATAAATCAACCTGGCGAGTCAGGAAGGAGTGTATCTATGGTGGAGGCGGTGGGAGTCGCACCCACGTCCTCAGTGTCTATGCCGTTCCTCTCAACGACCTCGGCAATTCTATTTATTCGCCTTCATCAAAGTAACACCTGTTTTATAGTCTTACGACTAATGGTTATTCGAACCGTAACTCAATACGGCATCTTTAATCTGGATACCAACCCAAGACAGGTGTTACCATGATGAATCCGCCACCATCAAAGGCACACATTGTCCGTCCATTCCACTTGGCGCCTGCGGTCCGGTTTGAGGAATATGTGCCCATGATGGTGGCGAACTTTACTCATAACGGAGCAAATGTTTTTGTATGTCCGTCAACAGATAATGTTACTGCTCCAACATAAGAGCAGTCTTTTGTTCCTGGTATGGCGAACTTACCTTCACCATGCCAGTGAAATGAAGGAGCGTTACACTCACCGCCATTAATGTTAACCAGCGAAACATCCATCACCTTCTTTGTCTTACAGTGGACAATATGATCCTTCTTTGTATCCTTTTCACAAGTGATATCATCCGAAGCATATGCTATATTAGCAAATAATAGACTAGTTGTCAAGAGTATTTTCGAAATCTTCAAGTTCAGGTCCTTTCTCACCATTAACTCCTTCACTGGCACGGCCTACTAGTTGCGTCCCGTAAAGCACACTCACCGACGGTCGCCAGAATACAACCAGACAAACCCAAACTAAGAAACACCAAAGCGATTGCCATATATACTTTTCTCATAATGCGAACTCCTGTCTAAATTGTTTTACCTTGTTAGCAAGTTCGGGAATATAATCTCTACGGTTCTTCACAAATACCTGTGGCCGAACTTCACCATCCACAGATATCAATACAACGATTTGTTTACACTGTATGCCTGTCATCTCTTCATACATCAGAGAGTAGCAGGTGCATTGCTCAAAGTAGTTTAGAATCCATTCTTCTTTTTTCAGTTTTGTAGATGTCTTGAAATCGATGATAGACGGCACTCCGTCGAACTCACCAATACAATCAACCTGACCCGCTAGACCTAATGCCTCACTATATAACATCGTCTCGACATAGTGAATATTATCTATTCTCGATAATGTCGGAATCATATCAAAAAAGGCTTGCTTCATATCAGGCATTACATCTTCGGTCAGGAAGTCTTTCTCGTTTGTGATATAAGATTCCATAAGACTATGGAATTTTGTACCTCTTCGGCTTGCTCTTGCTGATATCTTATTCGCTTCTTCTTCCCCCACACGGGCCCTCCATTTTTGGATGGAGTCACCTTTGAAATGTGATAGAAAGGTTGTGACAGAAGGCAATCGTGTGCCGCTTGGTGAGATGTAATATCGCTTGCCATTATATTCTTCTCTTTTCAATTCACATAGAACTGGATCAGTGTTGATATGATTAAATATTTTCATTATGTTATCACATTGTAAAGTGGTTAGGCGGAAGGGTTACTTCCGCCTATTATTTAGGTCACCACAATACCTTGTGCGGCGAGTTGAGCCTTAAACTCTGCCTCTTTTTCTTTATTGAAGTTTACCCAAAACTTCAAATCACCTCTTTGAGCA